TAATACGTTAGATCCATTAACGGTAGCGGTACTACCATCAACAATTAAGCCATTTTTAATTCTAAAGGCTTTATCTACTGTTGCCATTTATTTCTCCTTTGGGGTCATGCTTTCAAACCAGTTCGGTAATACCTAATGGTTATCGGCGATAGTACGGGTGTAACCGTCATACTGATTATACCAGAATTTAAGTTAGCAGTGATATTTCCAATAGCATTTGCTGTATTGGATATTGTGCCAAACTCTGTTATATTTTGATTTGTTCCATCAAAAACTATGTTAATCTCTGTGCTTTTGTATACGCTTGTGGATGGATGTGATACTTGAATTAAGTACTTAATTGTTCTCCATACGGCTGTATCAATTGTGTCAAATACTGTGGCTGTTTCAATACCTGTTATTGTTGCTGAGTTATTTCCATCTCCACCCAGAGACTCTGCACGGTATGAAGTAGTATCAATTAAATCAGCAAAATCTTGTCCTGTAGGCCTGTCTCCAGACTCAAATTTTGTTTTTAATGTTGTAATTGGGACTATGGCCATATAAGTGATTATATCATAAAATATAAAAAGTACTGCCGATGACTGCTATGCCAATACCTGGAATATTACTATTTGAAAACCCAGGGTATGGCAAACTTTTAAAACTAACCCTAAATGGATAGATTGCTTTAATTGATGCATAAGATTGTTTAGTCGGTGTTACTAATACATTAAGTTTATCTAATACTGCAACACTTTTAACTGGCATGGGTTAACTATCTTGTGGACCAGTTACATCTTCAATTACTGTTATAGATCCTCTGCATACCGTCCAAGTTCTAGAACCATCATCTAATTGAATATCAAAAATATCTCCTGTTTGAAGGTTTTCAGATTGTGCCGAAGAAAGTGAAACTGTAAATTCTCCATCATTATCATCTGCTGTTTCTACTGGTATAAGAGAGACAATGATATTATTATTTGTTGGTCTAACAATGTCCATTGAAATATCCCATTCAGAAATTGTTAATGGGTTGCGCTCTTCATCTGTAACATAAACTCTAAATGCTGATGTATCTCCACGAACCAGTGTCCATAAAACTGTTGGAGGTGCTGATCCAATTGAAAAAGAATCTGTTCCTTGTGATCTATATGATGTCATTATAATCCTGCCTTAACTGCACCCCAGGTGCCGTTGCCTTTTGGTGGTGTAACAAGTATAACGCCTGTTGTTGAATTAGCCTTTAAAACCACTCCTACGGCTCCTGAGCCACCTGCTGGCTGTGTTGCCGTAAGTCCACCAGTTTCTCCTACATATAGCACATTTCCAGCGGTATATGAAGAGGTATTTACTCCAGTAAAAATACCAGAAATAAGTGCTACGCCATCGCTACCATTTGTAATAGAAGTCGTTGCTAATCCTATTACTGGAAAGGTTGCAAGGTTTGTTGATACCGATTTTGCAACGGTAGTTTTAGTAGAAAACCCTGTAGCATAAATAGGATCACCCTTAGCAATTGTTACACCACTATTATTTCTTATTTCATGTGTAAAATATGGTAAACCTAGGCTTGGCAGTACCGCTTCAATTCTTTCTGCTAAGGCTTGAATATCACCTGCGACATCAACTGCGTCTGTGTCTAAAGGAAATGGCAAATCATAGATGGCTGTCTCTTGAGGCATATAGTTATTATACCATTGCCTTTGGTTTTTTCTTTAAATTACATATTGCATGTGCTGGTCTAACGTTTTCTAGCGTATCTGGTCCTCCAAGAGCAATATCTATATAATGCTCTATATGTAAACCATATTCCCAACCAGGGGATCCTACGATCCTTGTAAAATTTAGGTCTATTTCACCCATACATAAATAACAAACAGAGCCATATGTTTTTAATACGTCAAATTCCGTATATCTTTCATATCCATTTTTCCTTATTGTTGCCCTACGTTTTCTATCTTTATTTCTCCAAAGTTCTTTTATCTTTTCTGGATTTGCATTCTTGTACCTATCGTTATACTCTTTTCGTTTTTGTTTATATTTATCTATATCTTTTGCTATACGTTTTTTATTTTTATCAGAATACTCTTTTATTTTTATAGGGTTTTTTTTACTATACTCTCTATGATATTTTCTTATTTTTTCTAAATTATTTTTTCTATAGTTATTTTGTTTAATATATGCAAATTCTTTACAGTTTATACACCTACACTTATCCTTTATATAGGCTGTGGAGCATAGTTTTGCCTGGCCCTTTTGTGTATTTTTGCTATTATTAATATTAAAATATACTAAGCATCTGGTATTTGAGGTCATTTATTTATTTTATCACATAAACTTGCCCATTACCCCAAATTCGTGCTATAATTAATATATGCTACCAACAGGTAGCATTTGTTCTCTGGAGGTATTATAATGAGAGAGGCAAAAGTTTGGCTAGGGGTGTTGGTTTTGGTTATCTGTAGTGCCGTTTTTTCTGGTGCTTCAAGAGCCACTGCTGAAAACAACTTACTAAGTAAAGACTCTATGGAAATCTCCGCCACCCCCCAGGTGGCTTTTTTGGTTTCTAAAGAGAAAAAACTTGAGAAATATGAAAATGCCCACAATTTGACTGATGGGCAACTAGTTGATATGTTAAAGGCTGTAGGGTTTAAGGGAAAGGCTTTAAGGTCTGCTTGTGCTATTGCCAAGGCAGAGTCTAATGGTCGTCCCCTTGCTTTCAACGGTAACGTAAAAACTGGAGATAGTTCCTATGGTGTATTTCAAATAAATATGCTTGGAGAACTAGGGTCAGATCGTAGAGAAAAATTTGAACTGGATTCAAACGCTGAGTTATTAAACCCAGTAGTGAATGCAGAGATTGCTCTGCACATGACTAAGGGTGGAGCAGATTGGTCTTCATGGAGTTCCTTGAATGGAAAACGGTATCACGAGTGGTACAACAAATATCCATGTAAGTAATATAATTGATATAAAAATACCCCCCTTGCTTTTGGCTTGGGGGGTTTTATATTTTAAGGTTTGTTATTCAGTTGGTTTTTCAACTGCTGGAGCAGCAAATACCGTTCCATCATAGGTCCAGCCAATTCCTGCTGGGCTTTCTACAGTATATTCTACACAAGTTAAACCTGGATTACATTGTTCTGCTATTTCTTGTGAATCAGCAAGTATTGTATTTACTACTAAACCATTATTTATTACTGCATATGTTGCCATTATATTTTATCTCCAATTGAAATAGGGCTGTTTTCCAAAGTCATTTCAATAAATTTGTAACTTGGATATTGCATTTGTTGTTCTTTTAATTGTTCGCTATTGCCTACAAAAGGATTTATTACAATCCCGTTATCAACAACTGCATACATTTTAATAGTAGATGTAGATGAAACCTGCTCCACCATTTCCTCCAAAATGGTTTGCTGCACTACCAGCACCGCCACCACCGCCTCCGCCACCTGAGCCGCCATTGCCACCAACGGGACCAGATGCAGCATTTCCAGCGCCTAAGTAACCTCCGCCACCGCCACCTCCTCCACCAACACCAGTTGTGTTGTTTCTTGCTCCACCAGCACCGCCAGCAAATGCCCCTGCAATACCAGCACCACCAGCAAAATTGTTATTTTGAGTTTGACCAGCAGCACCACCACCGCCTGCTGCATTGCCTGCAGAGGGAGAACCAGGAAGACCGCCTTGGTCAAAACTTGGTCCTCCTTGTCCTGCAGTAGAAGTTAGTCCAGTAGATGGCAAAGCATTTCCAGCAGTACCTCCAGTATTGCCACCAGATGAGGAACCATTACCACTATTGCCACCATTTGCAGTTAAAATACCAATTGTTGAAACTCCACCACTATTTCCAGAATTATTGTTTCCTCCAATTTGTGCGCCATTACCACCAGCACCAACATTTGCATTTGCAACAGCAGGAGTAATACCAAATGTTACCGCACCACCACCGCCTCCTGAGCCACCACAGTTAACGTTTCCAGTGCGTCCTCCACCACCTCCGCCTCCGCAAAGTAAAGCATAAACAAAATTAGTTCCTGCAGGAATACCCGTTGCGCCAGATGAATTCATAATAGTTCTTGGCGCTGCTGCAGTTGTAAAATCAAAACCACCAGCAACTGCTGGAATGCTAAATAAACCCATTACGAAATCTCCACTCCTGAGATGTGAAAGTTAATTGTTGTTGCTGATGCAAGACCAGTAATAGTATTAGTTGCTACTAGTACTTGCTTAAGATCAATATATACCGTTGCATTTGCAGCAATTGCTGTTGTTGTATGAAGTGATACACCACCCAAACCAAGTGTAAATGTTCCAGCAGATCCTGCAGTGTTAGTTACTGCAATATTGCTGACTACCGTTGTTGTTGACGCAGGCACTGTGTATAGTGTGGTGCTGGATGTCGCTGCTGCTGTACGAGCAAGGACTTTTGTTGCTGTAGCCATTAGTTACTACCTCTCGTTTAGATTGCGTCCATAAGGAGCAAAGTTAGTTCGTCAATTACGCTTCCTGGCCCATTTGCTGCAGATAGATTAATATCTCCTGATGCAGTTACTGTTCCAGTTAGTGTTGGTGCTGTTAAAGTTTTGTTACTCATTGTGAGTGTATTGTTTGTAGTTGCTACTACTGTATCATCTATAGATACTGTTACTGTTCCACTTGTTCCCCCGCCAGAAAGACCTGTTCCTGCGGTTACTCCAAAAATATCTCCACTGCCTACCCAGGCAGATC